ATCAAATAAATTCATGGGTGTATGTAGATTGGGATGATAATCCAATAGAACCATACATGCACTCACACAATCCAGAGAATCCCTATACATTATCTGGTATAATGTATATAAAATTGGGTGAGTCTGGAACCACTATGTTCCCTATGCCACATTGTGATCCATATTACTTACCAAAAAAATTATTCACTTGGTTTATATTTCCATCAAACTTACCACACATACCTGGCAAAGGTATTCAAAATGAAAACCGATATAGTTTAAGCGCAGATTTGTATCATGCAAGATAGTAACATACACAGTCAAAGTAATTTAAACTTTGTAGCAGAGAAAATTCCAGAAGACATCTACTGGAGTCTTCTTGATTATACTAGGAAAAGAAGATTGGATGAGGTATGGAATATGAATTCCAGATTGGCTGGTGCTCTAGATCAACAATCAAGTTTAAGTGAATGGAAATATGAATGTCCAGGATTAGAAGAATATCTTTTAGATCGTGTTAATGGGATATGGGATTGGGTGTATACCACATGTCCATGGGAGTTTAATAAGACAAAAGATATCACTCGGTTCATAAGGTTACATAATTTGTGGGTGAATTATCAGAAGAAAGATCAATACAATCCAGTGCATGTTCATTCTGGTGTTGTTAGTTTTGTGATATTTGTTGATATACCATATGGTCCTGAAGAGAGGGACAATTTTTATAGTGATGGAGCGTTTCAATTGGAAAAGGAAGTGCTGCCAGTAGATAGTTCATGGAACGGTACACTTCTTATGTTCCCATCAACAACAAATCATGCTGTATATCCATTTAGATCTACTGATAAAGAAAGGACAACTGTGTCTGGGAATATTGCTTGGAATGTAGAGGGTCCAGATGAAGAGCATTATTAAAGATGATTGCATCAATCCAAATTATCAAAACCTTATTGAAGAGACTTTAAGATTTGATACAGATTTTAGATGGGTGTATCATGATAACTTAGTAGAAGATGGTGATAGTCAGTTAGTAGGATTCTCTCATATGTTTCTACTTGACGGAAAATCTTGTAGTAAGTACAGTGGATTACTTCTTCCTTTAGTATTTGAAGCATGTTATAATGCTAACGTTAGTATTTCTAAAGTGATACGTGCTAGATGTTTTCTCCAAACTCCAGGAGTTAGGGACAATGAATATGATCAGATGCATGTTGACATACCAGAGGATCATATGGTATGCTTATACTACGCAACAGATAGTGACGGAGATACGTACTTCAGTGAAAAGAGATACGGAGATCCGATGGGAGAATATGGTATAAATAATACCGTCTCACCAAAGAAAGGTAGATGTGTTTTCTTTGATGGTTTACGTTTCCACGCAAGCAGCAAACCTACACAGAAACCAAGATTTGTAATAAACTTTAACTTCATTCCTTGATTAGATATGGATCCAGCACAATTAAAACAGAACTTTACTGAACAGATCGAAAAGACCGAAGTTCAGATAAGAGAACTCGAAGAGAATCTCGCAAAGGCAAAAGAATATAAATTAAAATTAACAGGTGGTTTAGAAACACTGGGATTACTGGAAGAAAAACCAGAAGAAGGTGATCAAACAATCACTCCAGACATTGCAAATCCACCAACAGAATAGTCTTAAAGTCCCTTCTACTAAATAGTATGAAGGGATTTTTAGTATCTAATGGCATCACCTGCATCTAAAGCTGATCTTATAACATATTGCAAGAGGCAATTGGGTGAACCTGTGTTGCAGGTTAACATCGACGATGAGCAAGTAAACAACGTTATTGACGACACGTTCCAATTCTTTAATGAGAATTGCTACAATGGTCAGGAACGGTGCTATATGTACCATGCAATAACTGCTGACGATAAGACTCGTCTTGCTGCTCAGACTGATTCTACTAAAGTAGAAGGTGCTGTAACAACTACATGGTCAGAAGATACAAATTATATTCCTATACCACCTCATGTAGTTGGTATTAGTAAAGTGTATGGATTGGTTGGTAACTCTATTCGTTCTAACTTATTTGGTATAGAGTATCGAATGTTCTTGAATGACTTATATGCATTTGGATCATTGGATATCTTAAATTATTTTATGACTAAACAATATCTTGAAACATTAGATATGGTTTTGAACAATGGTTCGTTCCAACAGTTTAGATATACACAACGTCGTGATCGTTTATACTTAGATATTGATAAGGATTTCTTAGAAGTAGGAACTAACTTATTGATAGAGTGTCATAGGATGATTGATCCAACTGATGCTACTGAAGCATACAACGATCCTTTTGTTAAAAGATATGCTACTGCTCTAATGAAGAAGCAGTGGGGTCAGAACTTAATTAAGTATCAAAATGTTCAACTACCAGGCGGTATGAATCTCAATGGTAGAGAAATATATGAAGATGGTGTGACCTCTCTTAGAATGATTGAAGGAGAAGTTCTCTCCAAATATGCTATACCACCAATGGATATGATCGGATAAAATGCCTACTAGTCCTTACTTCCCAACTTATTACGCTGGTCACGTCGGTGAACAGAACCTGTATCAGGATCTGGCTGACGAACAGATCAAGCTGTTTGGAACTGATATCTATTATCTTCCTAGAACTATTCTAAAAGATAATACATTGGATGATGTTATCTATTCTAAGTATCAAGATGAATTCCAAGTAGAGATGCTACTACAAAACGTAGCAGGTTGGGGTGATAACAATGAGATCATTAGTAAGTTTGGTTTATCAATAAGTGATGAGATCATTTTTAAAGTATCTACTAGACGTTGGGATGAGTCAGTAGCAGCTAATACTCCTACTCTAACAGTTGCTGGTAGACCTAATGAGGGAGACTTATTGTACTTCCCATTAACAAAAGATTTGTATGAAATTAAATACGTTCAATTAGAAAATCCATTCTATCAGTTTGGTAAGATTCAATTCTATTCTATAACTGCTGAACTATACATTGGTCAGTCAGACGAGATCAATACTGGTATTGCAGAAATTGATGAGATAGAAACTATATACTCTAGTGCCATTGCATTAACATTAGGTGTTGGTGGAACTGGTGACTTTACAGTTGGTGAAACTGTAACTGGTGGAACAACTGGAGTTGAAGCTGAAGTTAAGTCTTGGGATAATGCCACAAGAATACTTCAGGTCATTAATAGGAAGGGAACCTTCTCTGCTAATGAATCTTTAACTGGAGATAATAGTGGTGCTGTTTGGGTAGTGTCTACATTTGATACTCTACAAAATACAAACAGTGAGTATGATGCAAATAGAGAAATCGAGGATGCTGCTGACAATCTTATTGATTGGTCAGAAGGTAATCCATTCGGTGAATTTGGTAACTTTACAGGTAGTATCTGATGTTAGGATCACATTTTTATAACGAAGTAACTCGTAAATCAATTATTGCTTTTGGTACTCTCTTCAATAATATTAGTATAAAGAAGAAAGATCCAAGCACGGGAGCTGTCCTTGAGGAGAGTAAGGTTCCTTTAGCTTATGGTCCCAGACAGAAGTTTCTTGTTCGTTTAGAACAGATGGTTTCTGCGACACGTAAGGTTTCTATTACTGTTCCCCGTCTCTACTTTGAGATGAATAGTGTGGATTATGATCCAACAAGAAAGACTTCTCCTATACAGAAGTACAAAACTATTATTAATGGTGATCAAGATGAAGTAAGAGTACAGTACACACCAGTACCTTACAATCTTGGATTTGAATTAGGTATCATTGCACAGTCACAAGATGATGCCCTACAAATATTAGAATCAATTCTTCCTTATTTTCAACCATCATTTTCAATAACACTGAATATGATTCCTGATATGAATGAGAAGAGAGATATAGCAATCGTTTTAAATAATATCAATTATGAAGATGAGTGGGATGAGAGCTTCTTAAATAGAAGATGGATTACTTACACACTTAACTTCACTCTCAAAACATACATGTACGGTCCTTACAGTACATCTGATGTTATTAACAAGGCAATCATCCACGAAACTATTGGTGATGCTGCTGTGAATAGAAGAACTATTACTCGTACATATACACCTAAAGCAAAGACTGACATTAATCTAGACGGAAACATTGATGCTGCTGATGACTTACTAGTAACAGCAGATGATGATTTCGGATTTAATGAAGGCATTTCTTACTTATGATTATGGATAAACTAGAAGAAAATATGGAGAACATTCTCAACCTTGATGTTGTACCAGAACCTGAAGCAATCAAGAAAGAATCTAAGGATGGTGTTGATGATAGAAGTAAGGACTATGAGTATACAAGAGGAGAACTCTATAGTCTCATAGATCAGGGTCAGGAGGCAGTCAGAGGTGCCTTAGAGGTTGCTCAGGAAAGTGGGCATCCAAGAGCGTTTGAAGTTGCTGTAAACGCAATGAAGAATGTCGCAGACATGACTGATAAACTTGCCGACTTACATAAGAAGATGAAAGACTTGGATGAAGATAAGTCGGGACCAACTAAGGTCACTAACAATGCTATGTTTGTAGGTTCTACATCAGAACTACAGAAGATGCTTAAGCAAATGAACGGAGGTAAACGCTAATGGCAAATATGGATTGGTTACAAAGAAATCATGATAACTCTCTAGCGGATCCAGCATTGGGATTCACAGTTGTCAATCAGTTCTCTGGTAATGAGGGATGGGCTACTCAACAGTATAAGGATCATAATGCTGATTATGTTGCAAGAACAGTAGCTAATGCATCTAGAACTCCTGGAACATTTCAAGCGAGAACAGTTGCTAATGCAACAAGAACTCCTGCTGCTTATCAAAGACATAATTCTGGTAACTCGGCAGTGTCTGCTTAACCACACACATACTTGATTTATAGTAAGTTATACTTATAATTAGTATTAGATTACATTATGGGTATGAGACTTACCGAAGAAGATGTTTTACGTTTAATTTCTGCATGTAAAACCTATCAGGAACAAACTGGTTCGGAGTACATGTGGGATGAATATGAGCATTTAAAAGATAAGTTACAAACTCTATGTGAACAAGGGTACTGTGCTACAAGCAAATGACTCACTATACCGTAGGTTACCACGATACGGAACAACAACATTACGAAATTTGTGAGTATGCAGAAGAT